CTATAACTCTGGCAGGCCCAGTCTGACGAACAGGTTATTGGGAAGTGCTATGTTCAGCGCCGGGCTACAGCTCACCCGCCACTGTTTATGGCAACTTCCCACCGTCTGCGCCGAGAGGTCTTTGCTAACCCCGCGATTGTGCAGCTCTTTATAACGCTTGCCGCCCGTTTTCCACTGTTTCCAGAGGACACTCCGCAGCCTGCGCCTTATCCACCCGTTCAGCTCTCTTATCAGCGATGGCCACTCGTTCAGCCTGTAGTAGCTTTTCCAGCCCGTCATATATCGCTTTAACGGCTCGATTAGCTGCTCCAGGCTTCTGCCCGTGTTACGTCCCGTCAGTTCCCTTATCCGCGTTTTGAACCGCTTCACCGATCCCGGCGACACCACGCACCACACTTTCCTGCCCCTTATGAAGCTGTAACCCAGGAACTTACGCGACTCCGGATGCGCCACTGCGCTCTTTTTCGCATTCACCTTCAGCTTCAGTTTACGGCTCAGCCAGTGCGTCAGCCCCGCCATCACACGATTGCCTGCACGTTCGCTTTTCACATACACATTACAGTCGTCTGCATAACGGGCGAACTTCAGGCCGCGTTTCTCCAGTTCCTTATCGAAGTCATCCAGCAGCAGATTCGATAACAACGGCGACAGCGGGCCGCCCTGCGGCGTCCCTTCTGTCACCGGCCTTACCAGACCGGCTTCCATCACGCCTGCATTCAGGAACCTGCGGATAAGTGACAGCACCCGTTTATCCGACACCCGTTTCGCTATCCGGCTCATCAGTACATCGTGGTTCACCCGGTCGAAGAACTTCTCCAGATCGAGATCGACCACCCAGTGATACCCGGACCCAATATATTCATGAGCCTGTTTCACAGCCTGATGGGCAGAGCGCCCGGGGCGGAACCCGTAGCTGCTGTCGCTGAACGACGCATCCCACTGCATCTGCAACACCTGCATCATCGCCTGCTGGATAAAACGATCCACCACCGTCGGGATACCCAGCAGACGTTCGCCGCCGCAGGGTTTCGGGATGGTCACTCTTCTTACAGGGGATGGGCGATAGCTGCCGGACAGCAGTTGCGCTTTCAGTTCGGGCCAGTGGTGTTTCAGGTACTCCGGCAGTTCGCTTACGCTCATGCCGTCGGCTCCCGCCGCACCTTTATTGGCCTTCACTCTTTTCAGGGCTTGCCTGAGATTGACGGGTTCACAGATGGCTTCCATCAGCCACGCTGTTGACGACGGACTTTCTCTGGTCGTCGGTGCCTGCCCGGTTTCAGCCCCCCGGGAACCGGCGTCCGGGGCTTCACCCCTTCTTCGGGCTTCAGGGCCGCGATGCGTTTTCTGCTGCATGACCGTTCAGAACCTCCGCTGATACTCGTCACTCATTACCGTTCGGGCCTTCAGACGTCACGTCCTACTATGCCCTCTGCTGACTCCTGTCCACCGGTCAGCGCACCTTACGATGCACTCAGTTCTGAATACAGAACGCCGGACAGGCCTCCCGGGGTAAGCTCAGCCGCTTTCACCACACACCTGCCCAATCTACCACCCCGGCTCTTGATGGTTATGGCCTTCGCAATCACATGCTTGCTCCGCCAGTCGGGTAGGCCTTATATCGGGTTTCTGTCCGTCAGGTCATGGTTTTGCTCCACGCTTCCTTCAGACCCCGCCTCACGACGACGCCCTTGCGCTTCACTAGTCCTTCGCCACCATCAGGCTGGACAGGGGACTTTCACCCCCGAGCTGCTGAGCATGCCCGGCACACATAAAAAATCCTGCTAAAAGCAGGATCAAAGAATGACTAATGATTTCATTTCACGGTCAGAACATCACCACCTGCCCTCCAGTTTGTGGATGAGGCATCACCGGGTTAATCTCACCGGGCTTGGAGATTGAACGCATAAAACTTTCCATCGTCACAAAGGTATGGCCGCAATTCACATTGATGCACTGGTGATAGCGCTCTTTGGTTTCGGTGGTGATTTGGCTGCTGCTGCGGGTATGGGCTGCGCTATGGCATAAAGGGCAATTGAACATGATCCGGACTCCGGCATCATCCCGGCTATGGCCGGTGTTAATGATAATTATGCGTGATTATTGATTAAAAATCATCATTCCATATCCAAATCATCTATTTTCACCTCTAATTCCAGCGCGGTAGTAAAGCCGCTGCCACTCACCGAATGGGTAACAGTGACCAGCGTCCAATCAGCTTCATCAATCTGCTTTTTGAATCCGGTCACTTTAACCGGCACTTCGGGATAGAGATCGGCGCGACCTTTGGCAAGTTGAATAGAGAATTTCGCCGCACCCCGTTGCAGCCGTTCCCAATTCGATTTAGCCGCCCGCTGTGCGTTGTTCTTGCTGGCGTAAGTGGTGCGCAAGGTCAGTACATTTTCATCCGTACCTATCAGATATTCGCCCTGTTTCTCTTCTGGCTTCTTGGGCTTGGCGCTGCTTTTCGTCTTGCGTTTACGCTTTACTTTTACCGCTGGTTTTTCGGTGGTGCGGGTGTTAAGCCAGTTCGCCACGACGCCGGTATATGCGCCCCGGTCAGCCATACTAAATTGATGGCCGTCACCCAAACTGCGGATAACGGTCATGACTGGTATCGGTTTACCGCTGGCGGTTTTCGATTGGCCTTGTTTGATAAATAACAGATTGCCATTTTTTACGGCGGCAATAGCGCCATATTGTTTCGCTAATCGGGTTATTAAATTACCGTCTGATTCGTTGGTTTGGTCTATATGGTCAACCGTTAAATCAGACATGGCTTTATTTAAAGTTGGGTTGAGTTTATTGCGCTCGGCAATTATTTTAATGATCCCGCCAATGGTGGTTTTATGGTAAGACTGATCGCGGCGAACATTCAGCGTTTCACGAAAATCCGCACTGCGGGCGCGAATAGTCAGCTTGTCCGGTGCGCCGCTGTGCTCTATTTCATCCACGGTAAATACGCCTTTATCAATTAGCGCCGACCCTTGCCAGCCCAGCGCAACCGCTATTTTCGCCCCGCGACGTGGCAACACTAATTGACCGTCTGAATCATCCAATTCAATATCAAGCTGATCAGCTTCAAAGCCGCGATTATCCGTCAAGGTTAATGACATTAATCGCTTTTTAATGCCGCCGCTTTTATCTACACCGTCGACTTTAATAGAATAATCCGGCGCGTTATGCCCGTTATTTAACAGGCTATCGATTATGGTCATGATAATAATCCGCTGGCAGTGTCCGATATTTGAGTAGCGATATCGTCAAATTGCTGAGATAAATCACCAAACATCTCTTTCAAAGATTCATCGGTGCGCTTTAGCGTGAGCGTAAACTCAATTTTCCGCGCCGACCCGTCACTGAAAAAAATACTTTTGGTGCGGCTAAGATTCTCAATGACAAACATGCCATGAATAGCGCCGTTCCCTTCAATCAATGACCAGGCTTTGCCGGTTTCAGCCATCAGTTGCAGCGCCATGAGTGAGATTTTACCGCCAGTCAATTCAGGGTATAGCACACCGGATAGCGTAATAGACTCTTCATCTGGCCCTAAAAATTGACTGATTGGCCGTAAGCCAATGCGGGCATTTGAGGGGTGACGCCATGCCATTTGATGCTGAAAATCTTGATAAGGGACGGTTTGCAGCATAAAGACAAACATCCCTAATGCCATCATCATGTGATTACTCCTTAGTCGTCATGGTCTTGATAGCTGCGGTTTGATTTGCTTTGCGTGTTTCGGTGATAAGCCGCTAATTGACGGGCCACCTCGCGGGCAATATCCTGTGCATCCTGCTGCGGCGTCGGGTAAATATTGATAATGAGCGCGGCATGGCTGGCTTGGTTTTGTGGCGGGTTATTGGTCTGGCCGCTGTGATTATTGCGGTACTGTGTCGCTGGTAAACTGTACGGATGAAGCGGGGCGGCGGCAGCTTGATAGCCACTAAATAGCATGGAAGCGGCAACCGCCATGGCGGCAGTATTGCGACGGCCAGTGATGTGTGCCGGGCCGTTAATAATCTCTGGCCCATGCTCACCGACTACGCCAAATTTACCCAACGGGATAGTGCCGCCGTTATCATATTCACCGGTGTATTTCGCGGCGATATCAGCGGCACTGTTGCCCTTGGGGGCGGGTTTCCATGTAATACCGTAGTTGCCAGCGGCGGCGGCTAGCGCCGGATTACTCTGTGCCAGTTCGCGGGTTTTCTCGGAGCGCTGTTTCACTTCATCCAGCTTTTCCAGCACCCATTTAATGGATGAAATCAGCGCGTTAAGCGGTGTCATGGCAAAGCTGATACCATCGGCCAGAAATTTACCGAAAGATTTACCGGCATCGGCAGCGCTGTTTAAATCGGCGGTGGTGGATTGCACCGGCTCCAATAGCTTTTTAAACCAATTCCACACGTTTTTAACCGCATCACCAATCCAGTCAAACACCGGCCCCAGCGGTTTAAGTGCCTCTCTAATCGGGGCGGCGGCTTGCATAAAGCCATCCACCGCGCCGCCTAAAAACGCCTTAATCGGATTCCAATACTTGTAAATCAACAGGCCAACGCCCGCGATAGCCGCACCAATCAGGCCGATGGGGCTGATTAATATCCCGAACATGCCCCCTAAGCCACCAAGGACAAAACGCAGGAATTTAAGCGGAGATTTAGCCAGCCAGCTAATGCCATTACCCAGCATTTTAAAACCGCTGATGCCGGATTTAACCGGCGAACGCACCACATTAACCAGTCCATTACCCAGCCCTTTAAGGGTGGCAATCGCCGACTGACCGCCATTTTTAGACAGGGTAAGCAGTGAGCGGCTAAAGTTGCCGATCTGCTGGGTGGTTATCGGAGTAGTGCTCGCCAGTCTGGACATACCAAACGACAGCTGCGGCAACAATCGGATGCCCAATACTGAGGTAGTAAAACGCAGTAGGGCGAATGGCCCCAAAATACCGACCACGGCAATCGCCAATGCACCGAATGCGGCGGTAGCAATAGCGACAGCGGTACCCACCTGCACAATGCCAAGGCTGATTTTTGGATGCGCTTTGAGGAACTCGGCCACACCGTGCATAAACTCGGTAATGCTTTTAGCTGTTGACCTAAGCCATGCGTCATTTTTCTCAAACAGTTCAACGCTGACGTTTTCCAGGGCGGCATGAATAATAGTCATGTCGCCTTTTAAGTTGTCCAGCTTGGTCGCTGCCACGCGCGCCGCCTCGCCATCATACTCACCGGGCTGACCGCGCATCTTATCCAACGAGCCATTACCGGCAGCGTGCATCAGCACGCCAAAACCGGTCACGGCATATTGCCCGGCGATGCTCTTAAAGATAGCCCCGCGCTCAACGTTGCCCATTTTAGCGGTTTTCTCATTGATATCTTTGAGGATATCCACCAGATCGCGCATATTGCCGTTTTTATCGGCCGTCTTAACCCCTAAATCTTTAACGGTACTGGAGCCACCAATACGGCTTAAGATGCTACGCATGGTGGTACCGGCCTGACTACCCTGAATACCGGCGCTACCTAGCATGGCGGTAGACGCTGCGACTGTCTCCAAACTCTGCCCGTATTCGCGGCCAACGCCACCGGAATACTTCATGGATTCGCCCAACATCGGAATATCCACGTTATTCCGGGTAAACAGGGCGGTGAGCACATCGGCCACCCGATCCATTTTCTCGGCGGGGATACCCATCGCGGTTTGAATATTGGACGCGATATCGGCGGTGGTACCCAAATCGATATCACCGGCCGCCGCTAAATTCAGCATACCCGGCATTGCCCCAACAACCTGTTTCGGGCTGTAGCCGGTGCGGCCAAGGTAATATTGGCCCTCGGCGACTTGCAGGTCGGTAAATTTAGAGGACAGCGGCAAAGTACGGGCCTGATGGCGCATGGCTTGCATTTCGGGCGAGTTTTTATCTTTAATGCGGGTTACCGCCTGGGTACCGCTCATCATGGCGTCAAATTCATAACCGACATGCAGGGCGTTCCCAATCCCGCGGCCCATGGCGCGGCCGGTGGAGAGCGAGGTGTAACCCAGCCCGGCGGCAATGGCTTTGCGTTGATTGCTGCTATCAAAGCGGTTACGGGCGGCACTGAGGCGCTGTTGTTGCTGCGCTTGCTGCTCTAACCGGCGCTGTTGCGCAGTCAGCGCGGCGGTGGTGCTGGTGATATTGGCTTTAAGGGATCGCTGTGCCTGACCTAATCGGTTAGTGGCAACGCCGCTGCTTTGTAATGCGCTGCGCTGGGTATGTAGCGCGATGCGTAAGTCATTGTATTTTTGTTTTAGTTTGGCGGCGGCTTCGCTGGCGCGCTTAAACTCTCTGGCTTGCTTTGCAGTGGGTGCCGCACTGTTTTTTAATTCATTAGCAAGCTGGCGCGCTTTATCGCGGGCGGCGGCCAATGCCTGAGCGGCACCATTAACCGCCGCTTTGTTCTTACGAAAGCCCTCAATATTAGCCGCCTGGCTATTGAGTTGTTTAAGCTCTTGTTTGGAATTTTTAATCGATGCGGCCAGCATCTTATTGCTGGCCAACATAGATTTAAAGGGCTTGGTCACTTTATCAATGGCACTTAAAGAAACCTGCAAGCGGAGGTTCTTATCACTCATCACTGCCCCCGTTACGGATAATGGCTTTATGTCGCCATTCTAAAAGCTCACCAATAGTCATTGGATCGGTGGCGGATGGCGGCCAATGGAATACCACCGCAATATCAGCCATCAAATCATCAACTGTTAAGCACTCAGGTAGTCGGACTTGACCGAGTTCGGTAAGAAAAAAATCGCCAGCGCCTGAGACAGCGCGTAGATATCCGCCGGATCAAGGTTGCTGATTTCTGGCACGGTCAGATTGGGCGTAGTGATGCGAGGCAATACCCGGATCAAGGCGTCAACATCGGTATCTAACAGCGCTTGCAACTTAGCCCCGCGCAACGCTCCGGCGTTGGGTTTATTCACCGTGACTTCGGTAATGGTGGTATCCCCCCGGACAATAGGTACATCCAGTGTGATCACATTAAATTGGGGTTCTGTCGTGTCTTTTTTCATAATAATTATCCGATTAAAAGTTAGGAGGTTTGCCCCGAGTGCGACGGGGCAACTGTTCCTACGGGCGCTCCGGCGGCCTAAGCCGCTACGACCCGAACGGAACTTTTCCCCATCGATGGGCTATCGTGACTCGTCATCTACTCTCTGATGGGGGCATTAAAGGCCAATATTGCGGCGGTGGGCTTCCAGCATATCGACGCCGTTAACCATTTCGACCATATTCACAATGTCGATTTCAATCAGCACTTCACCGTCCCACGTCAGTTTGTAGTAGGTGTTTTTAGTGGAAATCTTGGTGGTGGTGTTGTCGCCTTGTTTACTGTCACCGCCGTCGATTTCCTCATGACGGCCGCGCATCACAATTTCTACCGCGTGGGTTTCGCCGGTGTCGTCGCGCTGATAAGAGCCAGCAAAACGCAGCATCACGCCATCGACTTTGGTTACACCCCATTGCTTGTAAATCTCGTGTTCAATACCGCCCAGTGTCCAGTCAACATCCAGCGCGCCATCCGCCAGCCCCAAATCGACCTTAGCGCTGCCGTTCATCCCGCCACCGCGAAACTCTTCAAATTTGCGGTTGAGTTTTGGCAAGGTGATCGATTCAACTACCCCTTGATAGCTGTTCCCGTCATTGAATACATTCAGGAACTTAAGTTTGCGTGGTAAGGCCATAATTAAACTCCTTAGCTATTAACAGCGGCGGCGAAATTAGCCAGATAGCGATCGGTGATGCGCTGGCGTAGGGTTAAATCTTCCAGTGGTGGCACTGGCGTATAGTCGTAATCAATAAACAGGCGACCCGCTTTCAGGGTGTCTTTATCGTTCACGCTGTCGTCGTACCAGCAATCGCCATCGATCAAATAGCCCAATGATTTCAATTCACGCATTTTGGCGCGAATGCCCTCAATAATGTCTTTTGCCAGTGATGGGCTGAGCGGCTTATCGTTAGCCCACATATGCGCCTCGGCCATGGTGTCAGCCAGTACCTGAGCGGTGCGGGTGTAATTTTCAAAGGCAAATAGCGGATCATCAGAGCAAGAGCGAGAACCCCAAAAGCGATAACCGTCTTTACGGATCAAAGTGGTGACGTCTTTACTGTTGAGCAAGTTGGCATCGGTGGCGCTGTTTTGCAGATCCCAAAACACATCAGCGCTAATGCCAGTAACACCATTTACTCCCACGTTAGACAGTGTTTTATGCCAGCCAACATCATTATCAATCTTGGCACGCAAGCCGAGTGCGCGAGCGGTTGCAAAGGCGGTCGTCTCGGCATTAGTGACCGTATCCCAGCTAAGAAAATCCGGCCAAATCACCATGGCTTCTCGCTGGCTGAAATTATCGCGGTAGATAATGGCCTCTTCTTTGGTTTTACAACCATAAGCACTGATGTAGGCAAAGGCGCGTAAATCTTGAGCGATGGAAAGCAGTTCGGTGGCTACCGCTTTAGTGTCATGACCTGGGACACCCAAAATTCGCGGTTTAACGTCAAACTTGCCCTGTGCGGCCAGTAGTGCTTTCATGCCGGTGTAGCGGCCATCCGGTGTGGATCCACCAATGATGTTTGACGTGGTCTCGGCTTCGGTTTCACCCTGAGCCACACGGACAACGATAGTAACGGGTTTGGTTTGGTCGCCGATGGCATCCAGTGAATGGGCTAATGTGCCGGTTTCACCGGCCTTGCCACTGGCGGCTAACACATCGGTGAGTAATACCGGGGTATTGAGTGGAAATAGGGTGGCGTCAGCATCATCGGAGGTACAGACCATCCCGACCACCGCCGTACTGACAGTGCGGATCGGGCGAGTGCCTTCGTTAATTTCAATGACGCGCACACCATGGTGGTAATCGGTTGCAGACATGCGTTTTCTCCGGTTAAGCGTTCATTCGCTATGATGCCGGATAATTACGCGCGGGGCAGTGGGTGGGGGTTGTGTGAGGGATGGCACAAAAAAAAGCCCCGAGGTCGGGGCTAATATAAAATGTCAGGCTGACAGCGGCGGCCAGACTGGGACACGATAGCCCTGATTAACGGCTTCCACTAACAGCCATTGCGGCAGTTCGGGTAGTTCAATCAGCGGCCAGTTCTCCTGCATCGGCCATGCGCGATAGAGCGCACGTGTGGCGGTTAACTCGGTGCGCTGTTCCTTGGTCAGTGGGGCGTCATCAATCGAGTAATCGCTGACCATCATGGGGTCAGTGGCAATAATAAAATCATCACGATGGGCGCGAGCTTTTGCCGCTAGTTGGTCGGGGTTTAGCGGTAGCGTTTGAATATCGACCCAACAAGGCTGAGTGTTATCAACACCTATTTCTTTCCCTGTTGGGGCTGCATTGGTGTATTGGTCATAAATATCCTGCGTGACTTCTATTGCATCACTGGGCCATGACTCGGCCGCAATATAGCGAGGTTTCATTTCTTCGCGGTAAAGTCCAAGCGTGGTAGGGGAGAAATAATATTTCATTCTTAATGTCCTATTGCGTAGATATCAATGCCGCCATAACCGCCGACAGTCGCATATGTCGTGGTCATTAACATGTAATAAATTCGACCAGCAGGTAATTGAGCTGCGTTAGCAGACCCTAAATCAGCGACGCCAGACGAACCATCTGTTCCCCACACACCTAAGCACTCAATTGGAAATGGGGTTAACCAGGCGGCGTTAATCGTTGCAGTTGCGCCCTGAGTGACAACGGAACTTTTTTGCAGAAGAAAACCATTGGGTAATGTCAGCGTCCACTTACTGTTATCGGCATTTTTGACAAATGACCAGGCGCTCATATCGGGTATTTGTCCCGCACCGGTTCCGACATCTTTTGCCGCTGCCGTTCCACAGCCGAGATTAACTCTTGCGTTAGTTTTGGCGATTTCACCTTTGTTTTTAATTTCGATTAAGTCATTAACCACGCGGAGCGTATCGTTAAAGAGTGCAACGCCTCCGGCGACACCAGAGCTTAATTTAGCTGCATCTCCCAAACCCAAAGCAGTGAGGGCGGCTTGCACAAAAGCGGTATTCGCCAATTGTTGGGTATTATTTCCCGCGGCCGGTGTAGGGGTAGTTGGTTTACCCGTCAGTGCGGGGCTAGCTTTGGGAGCATACTGTGAATGTGGATCAACCGCTGTCAAATGTGCAATCATCAATTCATCGGCATAGGTTTTAACCTCAATCACCTTATCATCGACGTATTTGCGCGTTGCCAACACCACAGACGGATCGATTTTTAATGTGACCGCCTCAGTGCTACTCACAATCAGCACCATGCGCACGGTTTGCGTGCGGCCGCTGCCCTCTTGTAGCTGGGGTTTATAGGTGTCCGGGCAGTTGGCAATGGCAATTAATACGCCATCTTTATCAAATAGCCCGATTTCACGTATCCACCAACCGCCGTCCGTTTCGGGGATCACTTGCTCGGCGATAATCTGGCTACTATTCGCCTCATCAATACTCAATGAATTCAATGCGGCGCGGCGTTTTTCACCCACAAGCTGTGTTTGTGCCGGGTTTGGAATTGGTAAGGCACCGCCGCCATCCCCCACCGCCATATGCGTAATTTGTAATGGGGTACCGAGAGCGGCCGCGTTTGCCAGCTTGGCCGCCCCCAAATTGGTCAGTAGCGCAAAATATTTCACTGTCATGGGTTGACTCTCATATCATCAATCAGATGCACCACACCGCCGCAATAGCCTTGGCCGCTAACGGTAATAGTTTCGGGTAGATAGGGGTAAATGGTCATTTCGTCACCGTCATAGCTGGCGGCGCTGATGGGGATCGTTCCGTTAACATCGAGATTAATCGATAGGCCGATCAGATGGCGGCTACACGGCTTGGCATCATCAATCAGCCGCTCCAACTCCTGATACATCTCCTCAGTAATACCGGTCTCCAGCACGCCAACATCCAGACGAAAAGTGCCGGGAGCCTCGTTGGTTTTCCACCACTCAATCACCTTAATCAGATAGCCGAGCGGCTCCACCACACGCCGAATTGCGCCAATAGTGCCTTTGCGTTTATGGACGTAAAACGAGGCGCTGACCACTGCGCGCTTTGTGGCTTCCGGCCAGCCCTCATCCCATCTGTCGACCGACCACGCCCACGCCAGATAAGGCAGTAACTCCAGCGGGCAAGTGTCCGCATTCCATAACTGACGCAACGGCACATCAATATCAGCCATGCGCGCACAGGCTTGTGCAGCGGCAACTTCCAGCGGGGTTGAGCCAACCGGCAATAAACGTTTATTCATCTGAGCCACCCGCTATTAATGTATAGCCGGTACAATAGGCTGCCTGTGTTTTATCCAACACCACATCCGCTATCGGTGCGACCAGATCAACTCGCTGCACCCCCTCGACATGCAGCGCGGCATAAATCGCCGACTTGCGAATATCGCGCCCTAATCGGCGCTGAGTGCTGATGTAATTTTGCAATTGGGCTTCTGATGCAGCGCGGATCGGTTCGGCTTCTGGCCCTGGGTAAAAATAGAGCGTGGCGTCAATCTGATATTCCACGATATCGGCGGTATTCACCGTTAATCGGTCGGCTACCGGCCGCACATTCTCGTCATTCAGGGCGGTAAAGACTTTATCCAGCAATTCCTGCGGTGCCGTGCCGTTCCCCTCGCGAGAAAGCACAGTGACGGTGACGCAAGCGGGGGACGGGCTGATTGCGGAGGCGTCAGCGATGCGGCCGTCAGCACTGCGGGCATGGTATTCATACGCGCCGGTCGGCCCCGCCACGCTCAAACCCTCAAAGGCTTGCGGGATACGCACCCGAAAATCGTCGTCAGACTCCATCACTGCGGTAATCGGTGGGATGGCGTCTGGATTGGCTGGCGTGATGGTCAGTCGCGCAATACCATTGTTTGCGCCAAGGTGATCTAAATCACCCCCCATCGCATGGGCCACCATCACCGCTTGCGCCCCCTCATTGACACGCTGTCGCAACAGCAATTCACGGTAGGTACTTTCCTGCAACAACTTCACGATGGGTTCAGACTCAAATGACAGTGTTAGTCGCACGGCGTCTTGTTGATCAGCCGGATATAAGGCGATAAATTCCTCTTTGCGTAAGGCAAACAGGCTTTCAAAATCCAGTGATTCAATCACCAGTGGGGCCGGTAACTGGCTTAAATCAATGATTGGCATTATTGGCCTCCTAGTGGCACGACCAAACTCAACCGGCTATCGCTGTCGGTACGGCTACCGGTTAAATCCACCATCATCTTACCGTCAATTTGAGTGGTGATACTGATGGCATTCAGCGTCACGCGCGGTTCCCATCGCATTACCGCACCATAGACAGCGGCCATCATTTTTAGATGCAGAGCGGGATTTTGTGGCTGGTCGATTAGGGTTGATAGTAAGGAGCCATAATCACGGCGCATCACTCGCGAGCCTTGCGGCGTGGTCAGAATGTCACTGATTGACTGGCGAATATGGTCAATATCTCCGATGTTTAAACCGCTGTTGCGGTTCATACCGATATATTTATAGCTTGTCATTTAACCCCCTCAGTCCAGCTTCCGCCGCGCTGCACGCCGCCGTGATTATGGTTATCAACCACCACGCCATTAGATGAAAATTTACCGCCGGTATGCGTGATATTGCCGCTCATCTTGCCGCTTTGGGTCACATCCAGCGTGGCGGTGGTTAGGTTGTTGGTACATTCCACTTCTGGCGTATCCAGCGTGATTTTGACTGATGCGGTACAAGTGATATTGGGCGCGGTCACATTGACTGATTCACTGGCTTCAATCACCGCCGTGGCTATGCCGGTGACAGCCAGGTGACTGGTTTCCGGCTCATACTCAAAACGCGCACCATCAGGAAAAGTGATCACCATGGCATCAGCCGATTGTGACGGCGCGGAATGAGCATCAGAAAAAATGGCGGGCAGCACAAAGCCGGTGGTGAGTTCACCGCCGATACTCAGCACCATGACTTGTTCACCTTTGGACGGCGCAGACCAAAAACGCACCCGACCGGCGCGTAGCGTTAACCAATTGAGCCAATCGGTTTCAAGGTTGCCAATTTTGACCCGGCACAATCCGTTAGCAAGATCGACGTCTGAGACGATGCCAATGCGGATAATGTTAGCCAACAGGCGTTTAAGGCCAGCAATAAGGATATTCATGCGGCCAGTGTGCCGCCTACGGGCGCGCGCGGCATGTGATGGGTTTTGTGTGAGGGATGGCACAAAGGAAATGAAACTAAAGCATGAATGCTAATATCTCTTGCATTGATGTATTTATTGGGGGTACATTAATTATATGGACATATCTTACGACCCAACCAAAAACGAAAAAAATATTGCTGAACGTAAACTGTCCTTTGAGATGGCGCGTGATTTCGAAGTTGCTACCGCGCTAATTGTTGAGGATCTACGTAAGGAATATCCAGAGCGGCGCTTTCAGGCACTGGGCTACATTGAAGAGCGGTTACATATGTTGGTATTCACACCACGTAACGGCAAGGTGCATGTTATCAGCTTGCGTAAGGCCAATTCCCGTGAGGTAAAGCGATATGAACAAAAAAATCAGTAAAGTCACCATAACCGATAACCCTGAGTGGGGCGAGGCAGAGTTTGCCCGCGCACGTCCAGCCACCGAGGTATTTACCGAGTTGTTTGGGAAAGAGGGCGCGGAAAAGGTGATAAAAACCCGTGGTCGGCCAAAACTGGCAAATCCGAAAGAGCCAGTTAAGTTACGGATTGATCACGATGTGGTGGACGCCTATCGGGCGCAGGGTGACGGGTGGCAAACTAAGATGAATGAAGCGTTGCGCGATTACGCTAAAACACATGGAATGCTGTGATTTAGTGTGGCATAGCAATACATCAGTTCTTCAATCCATTCGCTATCGCCGTCAGTAAAGTGCAATAACTGGCGGCGCTCTTATTTAATGGTTAGCCAGTAGGGGAATTAAGGTCAACCATAGAGAAAGGAATGGTTATAGGGTGACTGAAAACAGCCGCCTCATTGATGTTATTTCAAATGTATTTATTCGGCATTAGTTTGCAAGACACCAAGAACACTATCACGATGGTTGCTAATGTGAGTTTTCCAAAGTGATCAGGAAAAAATATCAAATAACAGATTGAACATATGATAATAACCACAAATGGAATCGTTGAAAATAATATGTTACACAATATATTTTTCATTACCTTCCCATGCCGTTAAGTATATCCACAATTTCATCAAAGCTTAAATTAGAGTTGGAACGTATTTTCTCCATTGCTTTAGAAACAACTGGTTCTATATATACGTAAAGCATTTCTATATTATTGATTCGTAATAAATTATAATATTCCGGGTCAATCACTTGCAGCTTTCTGGCCGCCATAGCGGATTTTTGAACTTTCCCATATAAATCAGCGGCATTAATTAAAAACAAACCTTTTTTGTTTATTTCTGCCCGTACAATATTGGATACAGAGAATGACTCCGCAACTGTTTTAGCTATAGAGTAAGCCATGGCTTTTTTAGTGGTTATTGAAACTGAGAGATTAGCAGCTAAATGGGTTGACTGATAAGCGGAATTCTGCATGTTTTCACGCGGTGTGTACCTATCAAGAACATATTCGACATAAAGCTTTATCATGTCAAAGATAACATCAGATCTTCTGTATACCTCTGATATTGCTTTTATTATTCTTGCATCCTCAGCTTTTATTTCCTGACATTCTCTCGCATATTTTTCAAAGAAACAGGATGTATACCAACTGGCTCTTTCAGCACCACTATATACATTCCTGATCGTTCCTTTGGCAGAACTCACAGCTCCTTTTATCCCGCGCTCTAACGATAGCGATAACTCTCTATCTGCCTTTAGTTTTTCTTTTAAATAAAAAGAAGCATTCATTAACTAGCACTCCATTGATTGTCAATAATTGTGTACTATACGTTATAATTATGGATTTTAAATACTACAATGGAGTTGTATGATGCGACTGGCTAAATTTGGGACTTTTCTTACTTTATTTGTTATCTTGACCTTTCTTATTCCAGAGGTTCTGGTGTTGGTATTGTCAAGCGATCAGTTTGGCAATGCGATAAGTTATTTTAACTTTCTTAATACGAATATCCTGATAGCGCTCTATTATGAAATGGCTATTCTTGCTCTTTTTCTTTCATATCTAATGACAAAAGTGATTTTTCATTTAATAAGAAAAGATAAATAACTTAGACAGGAATAACTATTTGGCGATGTATTCCAACGCCAGATCCCCAATCCATTCACTATCGCCGTCAGTAAAGCCTAGCAACTGGCGGCGTTCATATTTCACCGTTGGCCCGTTGCGACTGACTTTATCGCGCAAGCCGTAGTGATGTACCCGCACCAGATTATTGACCTTGCCACTGAATGTAACGGCGGCTTCATCGGCGTTGGACTCGCTTTTAATAAAGCGGGCGGTGCGCAGTTTGGTAAACATCTTGCGTTTGATGCGGCCTTGCTTATCGCGGCGTTTTTTCTTGCGTGGCACAAAGGGTGAGCCGTCTGGGTTTTGTTGTGCCTTGATGTGCTTTTGCTGGCGCTGGCGTAGTTGTTTGGATACCTGATGCATAAACGCACCACGCGCCTGTGGGGATAATTGCGCCAGTAAAATTGATAAGGTTTGGTCTAACTCATGCAGGTCATTCACTGTGTCCACTCCGCAACAGTTTTACCCTCAATATCAATCTTATAGCTGTTGATAAAATGCTCCGGCGGCACCGGCTCCCCAAGATGGTTAACGTCTAATTTGCCATCTTGTTCTTTCACGATCACCCGTTCGGTGAGTTTGATATCAATGCTGATATCGCGCACTTTATTATCCAGATAATCAACTTCAAAAGTAAAACTGTCCTGGCGTTTGTCGGGGTTTGCCATAATATCGGGCTGATGAGTGCGCAACCAATGCAAAATCGGGACAATGACCAGATCCATATCACTGGCGTAATCAGTCACCACCAGATTTAAGGTGTACTGATACTCAAAAGAGAGTGACGGGGCCAGCGTGGCAATAATCGCCCCTTTATCAATAAACACATGCAAGCAGTCCGGGTTTTGCTTGATATACGGCACCGCCTTTAAAATGGCGGTGCGTAGCGAATCAGGCTTTAACATTGGCCGCCCCTTGCTGGCAAGCCAGCACCGTATCTACCTGCGCCGCGCAAGCGTGTAAAGCCGCTTCCAACTGGTCGATATCGTCGTTTAAGTCACTGTTAGTTTGCGGTTCCGCTGCCGGGAATTGGCAAGGCGTGACTCGCGGACAGCCATTGACGGTAATCTGCGGCCCCGGTAAAGGCAGGTCGCTGGCGCAGCCGGATAATATCATCAGGCAAGGGAGTATCAGCCCAGCGGCGTAAGATTTCATTTTCACGGTATAACCTCTTGATTTGGCTATTGCGCTGCGCCAACAACTGATCGGTACTGGCAACCTGCTGGCGTAATTGCGCCTGTGCCTGATTGTTGGCGTTGGCGGTCAGTGCCAGGGCAATAAGTTGGCCGTTTTTACTGACTGTCTCGGCCGCTTGCTGGTCAATCACTACTTGCCGAGCCTCAGACAAGCGGTAGGTTTGCACGCCACCGGCAAGCAGTAAGGCGGCGGCAATCGCCCATGCGAGCGGAGCGGTGTTGAAGATTGGCATGGTGTCAGCCCGGATATTGACGGGCGGGCAATTGAAAATGCGGGCCGTCTTTAAAGGTTGTCCAGTTACCGCCCCACTCCACGGCGATCCCCAACTCGGCGGCGGCCTGTTTCATCGCGTCAGCCATTGGATAGAAATATTTCCATTCCCAGCTGACCTTGCCGTCCGGCAGCGGCACAATATCGACCGCATGACCGGTTAAATGGCGGCTGTTCAGGGTTTGGCTGGCTCCAGCTTTGACCAGCTCACGTTGGCGCTCGATTGTGCGGCGGCCCTCGATCACTTTAAAATCAATCGGGGTCAATTCCAGCGCGCGGCGCACCACTTTCACCAAATCAGGATGCACGCCGATCAGATTGGTTTCGCTGGTTTTGCCGAAAATAAATTTATTGCTTGGCATCAGTGGTTCCCGTCTTTTTGTTAACAATTTTAAATACCAGCTCGCGGATGGTCTGCAAGCCGATCAGCCCGATAAGACAACTGACAAATATCTCCACTTTCCCGGCGGCAACTTCGGTTAACGCGCCATTTAGCCAGGGAGTGGCATCAATCAGGTGGATTAGCATCGGGGAAATTACCGGGCCGATATTGACGCCGACCAGCCCACACACCACCCCCTCGCCAATGCCCTCACGCAACTTACCGCCGCCCCACACTACGCGGCGAAACGCCACAATAAAGGCGACGAGAAAGCCGTTTATCACGGTTGAATGGGTAGAATAAAAGGCCAGTACCACCCCCACCCAACTTGGATCTTTTTCTGGCATTTTCATGTCCGTTACCCCCTGTGGGGAATTGTGCAATTAGTCCCAAAGTTGCAGGGTTTGCGTCGTTGTGGCGGCTCTGACTTCCGGCATTTCCACCGGAAAACCGTGCGGTAACACTGGCCCGATATCCGCTAACCCCGGATTAGCTGCCAGCACTTTTTCAGTCACGCCCTCAGTGCGGCCGTAGTAGCGCCAACACATGGCATCAAGGGTGTCGTACTGCTGGGCCAGAATGCGCATTAAATCAATTCCACTGTCATGCGGTTGATGGCCTGAATATCGTTAATTGCCCAGGCAGCATCACGGCGCAAATTATCAATAGTGGGTTCCAGTGAATCGGCCCGCTTCCCGCCGGTAGCGGTGGTATCAAAGCCACGAAAACGATCAGTTAAACGGGCTTGCATCAGGCAAAACACCGCCGTGCGGTACAACTGAATACGGGTACTTTCCTCATTCAGTTTTTCCGCTGGCACCTCAGCCGCCGTCATGTAACCTTGTTTTTGCTGGGTTAAGCGCCAGACAGATAACCGATCATTGGTTTCATTGATGGCAAACAGCGCCGCCTCAATAACGCGCGGCTGGGTGATGGTGCCGTCCTGCCGTGACTCTTCGCGGTACTGATTCAGGTCGATATCCGGCCAGAAACCATCATTTTTTATAACGGCTTTTTCCGTTGGCTCCTGCGGTTCTGGTGCCCCTGCTGTCTGATTGGTATTGATGACGATTTCCATGCTGACACTCGCAAAATAAACGGGCGGTGGACGCTGGCTTTGCCGGGGTAAAAAATATCCTGACTTAGCTCGCGTGCCGCCCTCGCCGGGGCGTTTGGGTGATTAGGCTATTTTATTTGCCATTTTGGGTTTGGGCAGTGCTCGCACCCATCACGTACTACGTGTACGCTCCGGTTGCTCCGCGCTGTCCGCGTCCAAACTGCCTGCAACAATTACGCCTAATCGAATTTTTCTTAAGTGGCTTTAATCAGCTTCTCAAGATTCTTGATATCGGTTTTCACACCGCTGTTATCATCCAGTTGCAGCGCCGTTTTCAGGTTTGCCAGTGCGAGAACGCTGTCGCCGTCCTGACGCAGGGCATAACCGACAAACTTATGCAGCCGGGCGCAAACCATATCCGGCATATCCTGACCGGTTAAAATTTGCTGGGCGCGTAATAGCTGCTGAGTATCCAGCGGCTTTTGGTCGGTCAATGTACGCTGTGCAATGGCGGCGACTTCCTCGGTAATCAGGCACGCGGTGGTGCGCTTAAAGCTGTCCGGCGTCACCAAATCATGCTTAATGGCGTACTCCGCGATATCCAGAGCGCGGGTGATATCGCCGACATCCAGATGCCAAATCAACATACGCATCAGAATGTCGTCCTGTTCGCCGCTATCTTTCGCCAGCACACCCGCCACCCACGGAAGATATGTGGGCAACATGCCTTGTTTAACCTCGGCTTTACGGGCAATCGACTCAATGCGGCCTAATTGGGCCATATCCTGTTGCAGCTTGAACAACAACAGCTCGTAGTTGCTGGCGTGGCTTAGATTGGCCGCCTCGCTCAGTGAACCCGATTGCTGGGCCGCCACGAATAGCCGGTGGCGGCGAACGGGGTTAGTCATAGGAATTAACCCTCTTTTGGCGCGGAGAAATCACCGAATTCAATGTTTTCAATCAGCGCCACGCCGTCAAAATCTTCAACCACATAGGCTTCATTGACTGACTCATAGTTTTCAATGCGATCGCGTTTTGGATTGTCGATAATGTGGCGGCGGCGGGTGCCGTCTTGCCAATAAATGGACAGGTTATCCAACCGGGTGATCAAGATGGCATTAGCCGGGAAAGAGGGCGCGCGCACTGCGGGCAAGCCGCCAATACGTTTTTGGCTGATAATTAAATCAGCGGCCAGCGCTTCGCTGTTCGGCTGTTCCTGATTGACGATCGGGAAGTATTTATCTGCCAACAACTGACGACCAACAATCACCACCAGTTCGGTATCGTCCTGGTACCACGGCTGAATCAGCTCATCTGTTGCCGCCATCACCAGCGCGTCAAGATTATGGAAGTCGCCACCCTTGCCGATGCGGATTTTTGGCGAAATGACACTGCCTTGCTCATCAACCACTTTATCCATCACCTGACCGGGAGCATCTTCACGAATGCCTTGCAGCCAGCCACGGTTTACATCTTCCAGTAGCTTATTAACGGTATGATCGGAGGTTTTTGCGCGGTGAGTACCGTTGAAACCAATCATGATGCGATCGAGTGCCTGGCGTTTAACAATGGCATCACGGATACGGGTTTGAAAATCAGGGAATTTAGACCACATGTCTAATTTCGGGTAAGGCAGCGCCGTGTCAAAGTTGGTTTGGGTGCAATTGTAGCTCGTACCGTCTAAGCCACTGGGATCAGAGGCTTCACGCTCTTGCTTCGAGGTATCAGTGGTACTGGCGATAGGGCGCTCAATACCCAAACCCACTTTTTCACCCTCTTTTTCATCTACTGGATAAATGTTGATTTTTGACAGAAAAACGCTGCTTTCCTGTTGTTTAGTTTCCAGTTTTTGCGCAATGGACGGCTCAACGGTAAATTTCGCGCTGATATCCTCTTTATTGTCCAAATTGTTCAGTTTGGCGACTTGCTGCAAAAACTGGTTGTACTTAAATCGGGTGGTTTTTTTCATGTGAAATTAAATCCTTAACGTAGCAAGCGTAATAAATTAGCAATCCGTCAAAATGGCACCGTCATTGCCTGTTGAGCGCTCGCGCTGGGAGAAGCTGCGGTCTGTTTTACTGAGCATGGTTTTCAGCTCATCAAGCTCTTGCTTGGTCGCATCATTGGCGGTTTTTAGCTCAGAAAACTGCTGTTCCAATGCGGTAATGGCGCTAAATTTCCCCTCAACTTGTTGCGCGACCAATTCAACCGCCTGATGCACATCGCTAAAACGTGCGTCATCACCGGTTTGCTTTTTGGTAAACATGGTCTTGATGGTGGTCAGCAGGTTGGTTTTAACTTCCTGCTCGGCTTCAAATTCCAGATTGATTTCGGTGGCTTCGGTAAAAATGGCGTCAGACTGACTTTTGCGCGATGCCAGCGGGCTATGTTCGCTTTGCGCGCAGAATGTCAGCATTTCAGCACCTAATGAGGCAGGAGTGTCAGTAAAACCAATGCCGGTCAGATAGGCCTTGCCGGTATCCGCAAATTTCTCAATATATTCAATGCTGGAGTAGACCTTTTGCCGCGCCTGACGCAGTTTCACCAAGTCGTCAGTGGCATCGACCTGGACAAGCAGCGCTAATTTGCCTTTCAGTGGCCCGTCACTGATTTCTTCATATTTAACTGCCGCGATATCGCCATAGGCGCGAAACAGGCTATCGGGCAAAACACTCTTGATGTGTTCCAGATTGGCGCGCGAGCCACGAAATGCCGGGTTGTAGCTTTCGGCCATTTCAATGATATGGGCGCGGGGGACATGGCGGCCATCACTGGTGGCACCCTCCACCACGGCACGGAAAAACTTGGATATTGGCATGTGATTGATTCCGGTTTGATTCGATAGTAGTGACCTATGTTGGCGACCGGCGGCAAACGGAACAATCAGGCGCTGTTGTGCCATGGCTGGCACAAGGTGTAATGCGGGATGGAGGCGGTGCGGATAGGTAGCCTTGTTGCAATTAAGCAATAAAACAGGCTATTTCACATGGAAAGCGTACTTATCAATGCCGATTTAGATCCCCGCCGTCAAGCCATGTATCTGTACTGGCAAGGGCTGCGTATTGCCCGAATTGCGGAAATGATCGGCGAGAAAGCCGTCACGGTACACAGTTGGAAGCGCCGCGACAAGTGGGACGCTTACGGGCCATTGGATCAGATGCAACTGACCACGGCAGCGGAATATTGCCGCCTGATCATGAAACCTGTCAAGGAGGCCAAAGACTACAAAGAGATTGATTTGCTGGGCCGACAAGCCGAGCGTCACGCTCGCATTGGTAAATACAATGATGGCGGTAATGAGGCTGATCTCAACCCCAATATTGAGAAGCGCAACAGCGGAACACGCAAGGCCGCACAGAAAAATGTATTCAGTGAGGCGCAGGTTGCCAAACTGAAAGATATTTTCAATGAATCCATGTTCGACTATCAGCGTAACTGGTATGAAGCTGGTTTATCACCTGATTTCCGCATTCGTAACTTTTTGAAATCGCGCCAAGTCGGTGCAACCTACTTTTTCTCTTGGGAAGCCTTGCTTGATGCGCTCGACACCGGCCGCAACCAAATGTTTGTTTCGGCCTCCAAAGCGCAGGCGCACCAGTTTAAAAACTATATTGTCGCCGCTGCACGTCAGGTGGATGTTGATTTGCGCGGTGAGGTGATTATTTTACCCAATGGCGCGGAAATGCACTTTCTCGGCACTAACGCCAGCACCGCACAGGGCCGCCCCGGCAATCTCTATCTGGATGAATATTTTTGGATACCCGGCTTTCAGAAGTTACGCCGTGCCGCATCGGGTATGGCCTCACAGAAAAGATACCGTTCTACCTATTTTTCTACTCCCTCCAGCACCTCACATGAGGCTTACCCGTTCTGGGCTGGCACGCTGTTTAACAAAGGCAAGGCCAAAGATAAGCGCATTGAAATTGATGTCAGTTATCCACGGCTGGCGGCGGGCCGGTTGTGTGAGGATAAGCAGTACCGCCAGATTGTCACCATTGAGGATGCATTAAAGGGCGGCTGCGACCTGTTTGATATTGATGAATTACGCAATGAAAACAGTGAGGAAGATTTCGAAAACCTGTTTATGTGCGGTTTTATTGATGATAACGCCTCCACGTTCAAACTGGCCGAAATGCAACGTTGCATGGTGGATAGTTGGGAAAAATGGACAGACGTCAAACTGCTGGCGTTACGCCCATTTGGAGATAGGCCGGTGTGGATTGGCTACGACCCGGCCAGCACCGGTGATAGTGCCGGTTGCGCCGTTATTGCGCCGCCAGTGGTGGCGGGCGGTAAATTCAGGGTATTGGAGCGCCACCAGTGGAAAGGGATGGATTTTGCCGACCAGGCCAGCAACATCAAAAAAATCACCGAGCGCTATAACGTCACTTACATCGGTATTGATGATACCGGGCTGGGCCGTTCCGTGACGCAATTAGTGCGGCAATTCTTCCCGGCGGTGAACGCCATTCACTACAGCTTAGAAATGAAAGCTGACCTGATTTATAAGGCTAAAAATATTATTCATGGCGGCCGCCTGGAGTTTGACGCGGGCTGCATTGATATTGCCACCGCGTTTATGTCGATCCGTAAAACCATGACTGCCACTGGCCGCAACGCCACCTTTGTCACTGACCGCTCCAAAGACGTCAGCCACGGTGATGTGGCATGGGCCATTATGCATGCCTTATTCCATGAGCCTCTTGAGGGCATTAACAGCAATAACACCAGTGTGATGGAGATATATTAATGAAACACGCTATTTCTGATGAAACCAGTACCGAACACCTTAAATACTGGATGCGTAGATGGGCCTTTAATCATCAGCGTGAGTGGTATAAGGCCGGTATTGATAATCGCACCCGGAATATAACCAAAACACGACAGGCCGGTGCAGATATATTCTTTGCTCTTGAGGGGTTAATTGACGCTCTTGAAACCGGACGAGATCAAATCTATTTCAACTCAGGAGATGACGCGGACAGTGCGGCGCAGCAATACACCCTTAACTGGATGAAGATTGGTCATATTGCTGACTTTGATACCGTAGGAGGTAACGTTAGTAAATTGAACGCCATTCGTTTGAATAACGGCGCACAAATCAGCTTCGTTAATGAAAGTTCACACACTGCGGGATATTCCGGCAATGTTTACGTGAGTGAATATGCCTGGGCGGATAACCCCGACAAATTATTAAAAATAGCCAAAGCCATATCGATGCATAAGCATCACCGCAGTACGTTTTACACCAGCCCCTCACACAATTTGGATGCTTTTAATTTCTGGTTACAGGCGCAGGAGAGCGAGTCTCAATGGAGCCAAATCGTCACCATTGAAGATATCGCCGGTAATGGATGCTTATATTGTCCTGATGATGTTGTCAGGCTCAGGGAGGAAATGAGCGAACTCGAATTTGCCATGCTTTACATGTGCCAATGGCCCACTCAGGCGGCAAATCAGGTGGTGTCACTATGAGCCGTAAACAGCGAAATAAACGTAATACAACGGCAATGGTAAAAAGCAGCGCACCGCAAGCCGAGGCGTTTACTTTTGACGACCCGATCCCGATGATGGATCGGCGCGATATTCTGGATTATCTGGAATGCGCCGTAATGGATCGCTGGTATGAGCCGCCGGTATCATTCAACGGTCTGGCTAAATCCTTTCGTGCGGCAGTGCATCACAGCTCGCCTATCTACATGAAGCGTAATGTACTGGTTAGCCTATTTGAGCCGCACCGGCTGCTATCAAAGCAGGATTTTAGCCGCTATGCGCTGGATTTTTTGGTGTTCGCCAACTCGTTTTTAGAGGCCCGCTATAACCGGCTGGGCGGCATCATAAAACTGGTACCCAGCCCGGCAAAATATACCCGCCGAGGTGTGGATCTGGATACTTACTGGTATGTCTCATCTTATGGCAACCCACACCCATTTGAAGCCAACAGCGTTTTTCACCTGTTAGACCCGGATATTAACCAAGAGGTTTACGGCGTTCCTGAATATCTCGCCTCATTAAACTCGACCTGGCTTAATGAAGCTGCAACGCTATTTCGCCGTAAATATTATCTGAATGGTAGTCACGCCGGATTTATCCTGTATATGAACGACGCCGCCCACAAACAGGAAGATATCGACGCCTTACGCAAGGCGCTGAAAGAATCCAAAGGGCCGGGCAATTTCCGCAATTTGTTTATGTATGCCCCAGCCGGTAAAAAGGACGGGATACAGGTGATCCCGCTGGCAGAAGTGGCGGCTAAAGATGAGTTCGCCAGCATTAAGAATGTCACCCGCGACGACCAGCTCGCGATGCAACGGGTACCCCCGCAATTGATGGGCATTCTACCCAATAATACCGGTGGTTTCGGTGATGTGGAGAAAGCCGCAAGGGTATTCGCCATTAACGAACTGGCCCCCTTGCAGGAACGGCTGATGGAAATTAACGATTGGGTTGGGGAGGAAGTGGTGAGGTTTAAGGCGTATGAGTTGCTAGGTAAAGAATAAATCAAGGAAATATATTTCCATTGAAGTCAATACATTAATTGCTATCCATCCAGAAAATAGCACTTTTTGTTAAAAATAAAAATATTTACTTGTTTTTTATGGTATTATCTTGCCTCGATTAACCTAAACGGCAAAGCCAAGAGGCAGCAATGTACCAGAAAGACCCTGAATTGATGCGTAAAATCCTTGTCAAAATCACCCAACTAGGGGAGCGCGACAGTGGTATAACCCCTTACCAGTTTAGCCCATATGAGCCGGAAAATGTTGGTTTCCAAATGATGCTTATGGATGATATGGGCCTTATAGAGGCTTTGAAATCCAATGCTGGTAATAACAAAATAAAGTTTGAATATATCGTTGTAGGGTTAAAACCTGCGGGGTATGAATATCTGGCAAACAACTAGAAACGTACCGTATACCTAATTTAATGATATTGACCGCCGATTGGCGGTTTTTTTTGCATTTATATGCACATGAAAAAATCACTGTTTGTCTCTTCACTTCTACCACTGCGAATTGTGTCAGTCACATCGAGTAAAAATTAATTCACTGTGACATGTCACAAGCCTCTTGATTTTGTTTCTGTGCCATGTCACGATTTTAAAAGAGCAAGCCGCAACGGCCAACCTGAAAATCAGTGATAATTGCTCAAACTGTTTAGCCAAATGACCGCCACAACACCGCAAGTTCAACGCGCAACAATCCGCATTATTCTATTCCCCCCTTAATCACTATCTAAGCCGTGCCAATACTGGGTTTCTAGCCTCTTCCTAACTGCATAAAAAGTGAATATTTAGTCATCGCAAAGCGCGGGCGGGGGAGCGCGCGGAACGGGGTGTGGTCGGTGGCGTCATATATCCTCATATGTGGCATAAATCACCCTGTATGCGCATGTGTCTAACCCTGCCTTTTCGACATAAAACACACATCATCGGAGGTGAAATAAAAAAGCGCCTCTCATGGTGGCGCAGAGGCGCTTTTGTGTGGGGTGATTTTGAGGGTAAATTGAGTGAGACTTTTATTTTATTCAAACTGACGCATATCTATTCATTTCTATGGTTTATTTAATATTGTGGTGGTACACTATCAGCACCCGCGTTATAGGGTGTCCAACATCAGTTTCTTATACCCCTGCGTCTGCCAGCACTCCGTGTCACCTTGTAAACAGCAACCGGCTTTATCGCCCGGTAATGTGTCACCACATCGCTTGCAACTGCTTTTTTTCAACTCATCAAGCTGTTTGTGTAGCAATTTATTGTCCTGGCGAAGCAAGCCGATCAAATACTCGGCCCGTTCATAAGGCCCGCGAGCAATGCGGCGCTGTTCGCAGCCCTCCAGTAGCATTGTCATTTCTGCGGTATCCAGACGTAAAGTCAGTTCAGTGATACCTAATTCTTTATCCCGCTGGCGCTGGGCGCGCTTGCGTTCACTTGCTGCTGTCATTAATAGTCTCCTATTAATCTTTCAATCAGCACGCCGACCTTGGAGTCTCGGTTCAACCCAATTCTGCCAATAAACAACCACTGGAAAGGGACGGATATGAGATACAAGGGGAAAACCCACAAGTAATTAAGCCGCTGCCATAACTTTTGCGGAGGAGCCTCAAACCAAGTTCTAACTAGTTGGTAATCACTTTCATACTCATAATCACCAAATATTGCTTCAATAACATCCTTGGTGCTTTTCCCCTCCAGCCCACCAATTTCATTAATAAATTCATGGCGGTATAACTTTCTCTTTTCTTTAAACATTATTATTTTCCTTTTGTATGTACCCCTGACCTTTTTCCGCCAGCCCACGAATTACCGGGCGGGCCAATATGATTCTCTGGCAATCGTGAATAGCTCGGCAGAACTCATCACGCTCAGATGGATGCTCAACCGAAAGCTGTAAATATTGATTCCATGCATCACCTAGCATTTGAGCAATTCGTTGCTCATCGGCTAACAATGTGCAAATGGTGTCGGTGTAATTAATTTCCTTTCGCAAACTCATAGCTATTCGCCTGTGGTCTGATGGGTTTTAAGGAGGGCGTTTAAGATAGCGAGCTGTTCATTCGCCGATAAACTGTTGTAATTATTGGCCCAGCGCAAAGCCTTACGTTTGATTCGCTGGCGGTCGATATAATCCCTACCAGCAAAAGCAGCACTGCAAGCAGCCTCAGCCGGATAGTTCATCCATAATTGCTCTGTGCGCGGGCCGCCGCGCGTCATGACTTGAAACTGAATTGAGCGCCAATCACCTAATAGCTCGTTATATAAATCCGATGGATAGCCAGAAATCATGACGAAAACAGGGATATTACGCAGAGCGGCAATCAAACGCCGGTGATCACCAATGGTATATTCATGTTTATAGCGGGCCTGACTGGTGCGGGTTTCCAATAAATAAGGTGGATCAGCATAAATTAGGACGCGCCCGGCGCGGCTAAAGTCGAAGTGGTCAAGGTAGTCAACGGCATCTTTATTAAACACTCTGACATGTGGTAGATCATGAGAAAAAACAAAATCTTTTACGGCGCGCGCATCAATATCTATCCCAATATTATTGGCAGCCGGCGGTTTTTTTAGCATCACAGCGCCACCGCCTAAATGTGTTTCGATATAAGTGTCATGGGGCGGCATCTGGCTAATAATTGCCTGATATGCTCCGCTTGCTGCCTTACTGCCTAAATATCCCATTCCGATCTCCATAGTTAAAAATATCTATACTGCAGCGGATTTTTACATCTGACACAGACGTGTTTATCTGTGCTTGCCGGTAAAACTACATTCTGGCCAGCACAGACAAAGCTGACGGTGCTCTTGGTATCCGGTACCGCACAGACACTCATGACTGTGCTCGATAACCCTCTCGTAATTTCGCCACCCGGCTCATGACGCTAAATACCCGCTGGGCGGTGGTTGGTTGGCACTGGTACAAACAACAATCCTCTCTTGCTCGCCAGTTCTGGCCGCCGATGGTCAACGTTGCGCCGCAAGCCAGTGATTGCGCTTGCTGCTTGCTAATGGAAAGCCCAATTGACTCGGCAAAATCACGGATTTTTGTTGCCACTGGTGCCAGCTGTGCGGTTTTTTCTTGTCGCTGGGCGGCCTTTTCGGCTGATACTTGGCGTGCGTATTCCTCGGCTGGTGTTAATGCATGGGTTTTAATCGTTGCTACCGGCTCATTTTTCATCCTACGGAACAAGGCTCGACGTTCTGCATCGGTGATCGCGGTGAAATCGATTATTTTATGCTCTGATGTTCTGTCTGTTGCCTCCTCCGGTTCGCGTGTTTTTTGCTCTACCGGAGAGTTATTGACAGAACTCCAAGGGACGGCGGGGCCGTCCTGAAAAACATCAAACCCCACGGCAACGGCGGACTTCACCTTTTGGCGGGCGACAATTTTCCAAGTTTTTAGGCGAGTACAGATGCGCGACGCCTCGCCCAAAAGCGGGGAATAGATACCGAAAATCTTCTCGGTGATTTCGCCGTAGGCGTTGGGCTGTTCATTGTCCTGCCAGGCAATGCGCACGGTGTATTCTTCGCGGGGGATCAGTACGCCGCCTTGCTTCATGATGTAAGTAGCAAAGCACCCAGCATCAGCGGCGGCGGTAACGGCATCCATTGCTGGATCGACTAATAGCTGCTTGCCGCGCTGATAGGTGCCGGAAATCTTGAGAGTAGTGACCAGTTGATTACTCAGCTTGCGCAGCTCCCGCCAGACAGTCACCGGCGGCGTGCCTATGGGCTGATATTGGCGGATACGGTGACGAGATGCCCAGGCCATAGCAAAACGAGCCGTTTCTTTCAGCGGCTTGCCGGTTTCATGGTCTAGTTCGCCATCCAGCGCGTAACCATCAATATTTTTACTGATATATTTAGCAATATAGGCGGTAGCGCTGCCTTTTTTCGGATCGAGCCGTTTAGCGGTAAACCGGGCGCTGGTGCGCTTACCCAATTCAGCGCGATCCTCTTTTACGGCGTAGGCGCGCATAATCTCAGTGATGGCGTGGCATTCTTGCGGTTTCATGAATAACAGTAAGTGCCAGTGCGGCGTACTGTCATGATGCGGCTCGGCGACACGAAAACCGTAGACGCGCAGATTTTCACGGCCCAGTTTGGAAGTAATGTTGCGCCATAACTTGGTGAGATGGGCTTGCGCTTGTGGCGGCGTGGTGTAGTTCCATTTCGGGTTAGCGTGGCCGCTTTGGTTGTTAGCGTGATTTTTAGACGGGCAAGTAATGGTATAGAACATACCCACATCATCACGCGACTGAGCAACCAGCTCGATCCCTTTCATGCGCGCCATCAACTCATGACGGCGAATAGTCGGATTGCTGATACTGGCGTCCACCATTGCCTCTAAAGAAACGGTGTTACCCTCATCATCAACTAATTCATGTCGCTTGAAGAATTCACGGTTGCGGCGCTTTTGCTCCATCCAGTCGGCCAACGCTTCTTTGCTGATGTAAGGTGCGGCACGCTTATGGATCAAGCCAGCGGCGCGCAACTGGCTTTCTCGCCAATCATTACGCAGTCGCCACAATTTACTCTCCCACCAATCCGCATTAATCAGTCTGGCAATAGCGGAACGATAAACTGCACCATCCACTGGCTCATCTGGTTGGTTGGGCTTCGGCCCCAGCTCGCGCCAGTGCGGCGGCTTGACCCGTAAAGATCGCACTTCAAGCGCAATATTGCGATAAATGGTTAATAACTCGGCATCAGATAAGGTGCGGGTTTCTTCGGTGGGTGTTGATACCTCGGTGCAAAACATTTCATTAATCCGGCCAGCAACATCATTCGCCAGCGACTTAACCCGGCGCTTGTTTAGCTCGGCAAGGTGGCTGTAAATTCCCTGAAAATAAGCCATTAACTCAGATTTACGGCCCTTGCTCACACCCTGATATTCGCGCACAGCATCCAGACGTACCAATGCATTCTTGCCGGTGCCGGTTAAGAATGCATTGGTATGTTTATCGCCATGATTTTCACGTAACCATCTAATTTTACTTTGAAAATGCGATTTAATGAAAATAGGCTGCTGATCAATGCGCCCCTCGACACCTTGCGGTGAATCCGCCCACTGTTGCTTGTCACGCAAGTAGGCTTGGCGCTCAAGTTCTGTGCGTTCCCTACGCATTTTAAGTAAGGTTTGGTTAGGCTCGCGTAATTCGGTATAGCCCAACGCATTGAGGCGCTTCACATAGCGAATAACCAGCGGGTGAGATTTTGGTTTTGCTACCACTGCGACCGGCGCTAAAGATTGGTAGCCACCAATGGCAGGGCGCGGGGCATTCCATGGATAGGCCCATTCAATAGAAACATCACCGTTGCCCGGATAAGGCAGCGGTGATGTGGGGGTGATACGGCCACGGGCATGCTCAGTCATATAATTGCGCCGGAATTGTCGCAATAATTTCCCCGATACTTTTTCTGCCATCACTTTTACAACTGATAGAGCGCGGAGCCGTAATCGAGTGGAGGGTGAAACGGTTATAGAGATCGCGACTGATAGAGGTATCGCTATTGGAGGCAACAACATGACAGCCATTTTCAGCGGCCCTTGCCAGTAGGCGGGCTAAACGAAATTGCTGATCAGCGCTAAAACCATCGGTGTGATAATGGGTAAAGTCAGCAGTGTTGGATACCGGGATATAAGGCGGATCGCAATAAATCACATCCCCCGCAACAGCCATTTCCAGTGCTTCGGAGAAATCACAACATAAGAAAGTCGCTTTCTTGGCTTTTTCAGCAAAGAAACGGATCTCTGCTTCGGGGAAATAAGGCGCTTTGTATTTGCCATAGGGGACATTAAATTGCCCTTGTTGGTTATAGCGACAAATACCATTAAAACAGTGGCGATTGAGGTAAAGGAAGATTGCTGCTCTGGATATATCATCACGGTTTCGTGCATTGAATATTTTGCGGAAAATATAATATTGTGCGTCGGAATTAGCCGTAAGAAACAGTGAGGAAGCCACATTGATTAAGTCGCTCGTTTCTCTTTTGGCGATTTCATAGAAGTTAATCAGATCATCATTGATATCCGTTATCAGATATTCATCATAATCCGTATTCAGCATAACAGAACAGGAACCAGCAAACGGCTCTACCAGTCGTTTACCGGTTGGCAAATGTTGAAGTAAGGTTGGCATAATACGAGCCTTTGAACCGGCCCACTTCAGCGGAGAGCGATTTATTGTCATTCGCCACTTACTCATTTATTTGATTTTGGATTTTATCGGATTCCTGGCGCAGTAATTCCACCGATTCTTTAACGCATAAAGCACGAGCAATAATGACATTCGCCAGATTTTCCAGAAGCGCAGAGGTCAGTATTGCTTGTTTCCTACGTTCATTTATCAGGGCATCATTGAGTAAATCAGCATTTTTAATTTTCTTAATCGGCATATTCGAATCCTTAACTTTAGATAATAGGAATCCCGACGCGATAAATGCGCCATATTTAATAACCCGCTAAAACGTTATTTATTTACAACAAGTCTTTTGGGATTGAATTTAAATCAACCCATAAATCCAACGCCGCTTTACGCACAGCTTTTCTTTCGTGATATTCCAACTCCCGAAATTTTCTTTCGTGGCTGTCTTTCCTTATCCCAGCGACATAATAAATAATACCTTTGGTCTTACCCCTGCTTAATGACTCCAAACGTCGTTCAAACTCTTCATCTGGATCTTTTTTAAACAGTTCCTTGATGCGGTCTAAATGCCGTAAACCTACTTTTTGATTCCATTCCTGCATTGCGAGTGGTGATTCATCGGTATTTGTTTGCTCCATCATTCGCACCTCACGGGAGAACAATTAATACGGTTTAAACTTACAGACGCGCTTTGCGTGCGACTTCTTCTTTCTTGATACTGGTGCGATGGCGGTGATCACGAATTGCGGCGCGGACAGACAAGACAGCAATCCAAATAAGCACGACCAACATGATTAATGCGCCTCCGGTCAATTCAATTAGTTGCCCTGGCATGCTGGCACCTCTTCATTGAAAAATTGGGGTATCACGCCTGACTCACGAAATTGCTGCGTTGAAGTATTCAGTTGATGGAAAGTCGCTAATTCGTTCTCACCTAACTGCCACGCTATGGCGGTAATCATACTTAAGCCCGCAATGGTATTGCTGGTGATGGCTTTTTTCTCACGGGCATGAAGATTTGTTTTAAGGGAAAGGACACCATTTTTCTCTACTGCACGTCGGGTTAACTCTCCCATATCGGTCATATGAGTTCGCAGTATGGCGTTAGCTATCTGTAGGCAAGGTGATTTCATGCCGCTACTCCCGTCTCACGTTCGGTATGCAACTGATCGATAAAGCCCGTTGCGAGGCCCTGAGCATCAAATAAGCCGAAAGACTGCTCACCCAAAAAAACCTCATAACGGTTAAGCAAGTTAATAGCCGTTCTGCGTCGAAAATTAATCACGAATCCGCGATAAATTGACGCGTTACGGCTGATAGAGGTTATTGGGTGACTCATACGGCAGCGCCTTGGCTCTGCCCTGCTTTGGTATTGCGCTTAACCGTCAATGCGTCCTTACGAATTATGTCTTCAATCCACTCACGCTCTGCGCCAGTGCAAAGCGCGCGGGTTTTCGCCATTACTTCTAAATACTCATTCCACATGATGAAACGGCGTGGCCGTTTAGTTCCGGGGCGGCCCTCGCGGTGAATCGGTAACTGATTACGATCCATCATATTTACAACTGAACCGTAACTACGGCCGGTGCGGGTGCAGAACTCGCGCGGCGTAATTGGCTCCGGTTCTGAAAACTTTGGCGTATTTCTATCTATTAGCATCTGTTAACATCCTCAATGGCTCTCTTCTGATGCTTCCTGATGGCTTTACGTGTTACGTGAAGCCCCCTGATGTATCGGTTGAGTTGGATTATGTATGTATATTTTGGAAAATGCAAAATGAAAATGGATATTGCAGAAAAATTGAAGCTAATGAGAGAAAGCGAACGGCTTACAAGTAGAGCTGAGGCCGCTGATTTACTCGGTATCCCTCAAAATGCTTTATGGCGGTATGAAACCGGCGATAGCGTGCCAAAAGGCGATGTCATTATGAAAATATTGAATCATCCACGGTACAAAAAATATGCTCTTTGGTTTATGACCGGCGAAACAGCGCCTGAATCCGGGCAAATCGCACCGGCTCTCGCGCACTCTGGGCCAGACAAAATAATATCTTCCCAATCAGACAAAAAGATTGGTTAAGTATTTATAAAGTATTCATTTTTGAAATATCGTTTCAAAATGATATTTACATCGGAGGGTTTTCTTATGTCGATTAAGAAACTCGATGATGGTCATTACGAAGTGGACTTACGGCCGCACGGGCGCGATGGAAAACGTATCCGGCGTAAATTTGATAGAAAGAGCGATGCACTGGCTTTTGAAAAGTATGTGATCGCCAACTTCCATAATAAAGAATGGTTAAGTAAACCTGCTGATAAGCGGCGTTTAAGCGAGTTTATTTCGAAGTGGTGGGATTATCACGGGCGTAATTTGAAGCACGGCAGTAAGCGCCTCAATGCAATTGAGGGGATATGTAACAACATGGGTGATCCAATGATGTATCAGATCACCAACCGTTTACTCATGGATTACCGTGCAAAACGGCTGACTGATGGTATAAAGGCATCCACAATTAATCACGCTCTTGCTGTACTTAGCGGTGTATTCAGTGTGATGATCGAAGCTGAGGAATTTTTTGGCGAGCATCCAATCAGAGCACTTGCACGCCTTAAGACGCAACAGCCTGAAATGTCTTACTTATCATCGGAAGATATCGCCAGACTATTAGACACGGCAAAAGGTGATGCACGGCGTATAGCTATACTCTGTTTGGCGACAGGTGCCAGATGGGGGGAAGCTAAGAGCCTTAAGGCAGAAAACATCATTCATAACCGAGTGACGTTTATTGAAACGAAGAATGGGAAAAAACGCTCGGTACCAATTTCACAGGAAATCGCCGACCAGGTGAAAACCACTGAAACTGGGCCACTGTTTAAAACTCATTACATGACTTTCTATAAGCTGATAAAGAAAGTAAAACCTGACCTCCCTCGCGGGCAAGCGATTCATGCTCTACGGCATACATTCGCAACCCATTTTATGATGCGGGGAGGAAATATAATCGCACTCCAACGAATACTTGGACATGCGAACATTCAGCAGACCATGACTTATGCGCACTTTGCACCTGACTATTTACAGGATGCAGTAATGCTAAATCCGCTAAGTGAAATGTCCACAAACCGTCCACACTTGTGA